ATATGTTTTTTCTTGAATATATAGCTAGGCCGCAAACAGCGGAAATGTTTTTTGAAGATATATTAATGGCATTACATTTTTATAGTATGCCAATACTTGCAGAAAATAACAAACCTAGATTACTATATTATTTAAAAAGAAGAGGATACAGAGGATATTCTATGAATAGACCTGATAAAAAATGGAATAAATTATCGGTTACTGAAAAAGAAATAGGTGGTATACCAAATTCAAGCGAAGATATTAGACAAGCTCATGCATCGGCAATTGAAAGTTATATAAACAGTTACGTAGGTGAGAAAGAAGATGGAAGTTATGGTGATTTATATTTTTCAGAAACATTGAATGATTGGGCTAAGTTTGATATAAACAAAAGAACAAAGTTTGATGCGGCAATTAGCTCAGGGCTAGCAATTATGGCGTGTAATAAACATTTATACGCTCCTACTCAAACAAGAGAATTAAAAAGTAACGTTAATTTTAGTTTATCTAAATATAACAATAATGGAAATTTTTCAAAAATAATACAATAGATGGCAAGAGTATCACCAAGAGGTATTTTTCCGAGTCAAGCAGTAAGCGATGCAGAAAAAAGAAGTACAAAGTACGGACTTGAAATTGCTAAAGCTGTAGAGTCAGAATGGTTCAAAAAAGATTCAGGAGGATCCCGCTTCTTTTCTAATAGAGATAACTTTCATAATTTAAGGTTATACGCAAGAGGAGAGCAAAGCATTAAAAAATATAAAGATGAGTTATCTATTAACGGTGATTTATCTTATTTGAATTTAGATTGGAAGCCAGTACCTATTATTCCAAAGTTTGTGGATATAGTTGTAAACGGTATTGCAGAAAGAGCTTACGATTTAAAAGCATATTCAATAGATAATGTTGCTACTGCCGCTAGAACAAAATATGTTCAAGGATTAGTTGAAGACATGCGTTTGAAAGATTTTAAAACACAAGTACAACAATCTACAGGTTTAGACACGTTTAAAAATGATAAATCTAAAATACCAGAAAGTGAGGAAGAGTTATCACTACACATGCAGCTAGACTACAAGCAAGCGGTAGAGATTGCTCAAGAGGAAGCAATAACAAATGTATTTGATTTAAATAAATACGATTTATTAAAGAAAAGATTAGATTACGATATTGCCGTGCTTGGTATAGGTTGTGTTAAAAATAGTTTTAATACAGCTGAAGGTATTAAATTAGATTATGTAGATCCATCTGATATTGTTTATTCTTATACAGATTCTCCATATTTTGAAGATCTTTATTATGTAGGTGAAGTGAGAAGAGTAAGTATTGTGGAATTAAAAAAACAATTTCCAGAGCTAACAAACGAAGACATAGAAGAGATTGAAGGAAAAGGCGATAGTTCTTTATTATATAATAGAACAAATGCTACTGATAAAAATTATGTATATATATTGTATTTCGAATACAAAACATATGAGAACCAAGTATACAAAGTAAAAGAAACAATTAGTGGTGGAGATAAGGCTATAAAGAAAGACGATAAGTTTAATCCGCCAGCAGATTCAAGATCAAGATTTCAAAAAGTAAATAGATCCATAGAGTGTTTATATGAGGGTGCTAAGATTGTGGGGCATGATACATTGTTAAAATGGAATAAAGCTGTCAATATGACAAGACCCAAGTCTGACATTACTAAAGTACAAATGAGTTATAATATTGTGGCGCCTAGAATGTATAAGGGTAAAACAGAATCGTTAGTTAGCAGAATGACTTCTTTTGCAGATATGATACAAATAACACATTTAAAATTACAACAAGTGTTATCAAGAATGGTTCCTGATGGTGTTTATTTAGATGCGGATGGTTTAGCGGAAGTTGATTTAGGCAACGGAACTAATTACAATCCACAGGAAGCATTGAACATGTACTTCCAAACTGGTTCTGTAATAGGCAGGTCTATGACTCAGGACGGTGATTTTAATAATGGTAAAATACCAATACAAGAATTACGGACTGGAGCAGGAGGATCTAAAATACAAAGCTTAATACAATCTTACAACTATTATTTACAAATGATGAGAGATGTTACAGGATTGAATGAAGCAAGAGATGGTAGTACACCAGACAAGAATGCTTTAGTTGGTATACAAAAATTAGCTGCTGCGAACTCAAACACTGCAACAAGACATATACTGCAAGCTGGATTATATTTAACACTAAAAACCGCAGAGTGTATTTCACTTAGAATATCTGACGTACTTGAATATTCTAATACTAAAAATTCTTTTATACAATCGTTAGGCAAATTTAATGTTAATACTTTAGACGAAATAAAAGAATTACATATACATGATTTCGGTATATTTTTACAACTATCTCCTGATGAAGAAGAAAAACAGTTGTTAGAAAATAACATACAAATGGCAATGAATCAAAAGCAAATAGAGCTTGAAGATGCTATTGATGTTAGAGAAATAAAAAATTTAAAGTTAGCTAATCAGTTATTAAAACTAAGAAGAAAACAAAAGTTTGATAAAGATAGACAGATCCAACAAGAAAACATCCAAGCACAATCTCAAGCTAACGCTCAGTCAGCTCAAGCGGGAGCCGCTGCAGAAATACAGAAACAGCAAGGTATTGCAGAAAGCAAAGTACAAATCGCACAGGCACAATCGCAACTTGACATAGCCAAGCTTGAAAGAGAGGCGGCTATAAAGAAAGAATTGATGCAATTTGAATTTGACCTGAACATGAAGCTTAAGCAGCAGGACAATCAGGTGATTAATAAAAAAGAGGAGTATAAAGAAGATCGTAAAGATAAAAGAACAAAGATACAAGCTTCACAGCAAAGTGAACTTATAGACCAGAGAAAGTCTGGTAAGCCACCAAAAAACTTTGAATCCGCTGGATTTGATAACTTAGGTGGATTTGGATTAGAGCAATTTGATCCTAGATAAACAATTAACCAATTATATTTTATTATGTCAGAAAACATTAAAGCTGAGGTTTTAGATGATAAAGAATTATCTATAGCCGAACAAGAAGCTAGTGTACAGAAATCACCAACAAATGAAGATGGTGATTATACTGTTAGCTTAGGAAAAGAACCGGAACCGGAAGTTGTTGAAGAAAAACAACCAGAGGCTGAAGTTCAAGAAGAACAAAAAGAAGAACCTGTATTAGAGGAAATTATTGAAGATGAAAAAGATAACGCTAACGAGGAAGGATTGGATGGAAGCACTGAAGCTGCCGACACCGCACCGGAACCTAAAGAAGTATTACAGGAAGAAAAAACACAAGAGCCTGAAGTAAACTTACCAGAAGGAATACAAGACCTAGTTAAGTTTATGGAAGAAACTGGTGGTAGTATTGAAGATTTTAGCAGATTAAATGCTGATTACTCAAATGTAGATGAAAATACTTTACTAAGAGAATACTACAAACAAACAAAACCTCATTTAAGTTATGATGAAATATCGTTTTTATTAGACGATAAATTTTCATTTGACGAAGAAATTGATGAGGAAAGAGATATTAAAAGAAAAAAACTTGCTCTTAAAGAGGAAGTCGCAAATGCCAATAAGTTTTTAAATGAAACTAAGGAGAAATATTACAAGGAGGTCAAGTTGGGCTCTAAGTTAGCTCCTGAACAGCAAAAAGCTATTGAATTTTTTGACAGATACAATAAAGAGCAACAATCGGCTGAAGATTTATTAAAGCAGCAAACACAACATTTTGAACAAGAAACTAGTAAAGTTTTTAGTGAAGATTTTAAAGGTTTTAATTTCGACGTAGGAGACAAGAAATACAGGTTTAATGTTAAAGATGTTAATAAAGTAAAAGAAACTCAAGGTGATTTATTGAATGTTTTCAATAAATATGTTGGTGACAATAAAATGTTACAGGACGCTGGAGGTTACCATAAAGCTTTATTTGCCGCATCAAATCCCGACAAAATAGCCAATCATTTTTACGAACAAGGTAAAGCTGACGCAATTAAACAATTAACTGCAGATGCTAAAAACATCAACATGGATCCTAGAAAAACTTCTGAGGGATATGTTGAGGCTGGAGGTATTAAGGTAAAAGCTATTTCTGGGGACGATAATTCAAAGCTAAAATTTAAACTTAAGAATTATTAATTAAAACTATTTTAAAAAATGGCAACAAACGCAAGTTTCGCTGGCCCATTAGCGGGCAGCATTTTAACTCCAGCAGTGTCAAAAATGACAACTGCAGGATCTTACTTAGACATCCAAAATGATGGATGGGCTAAACAATATCTTCCTGAGCTTTATGAAAGTGAAGTACAGAGATACGGGAACAGAACAATTTCTGGATTCCTTTCACAAATTAGTGCAGAAATGCCAATGTCTTCCGACCAAGTAATCTGGTCTGAGCAAGGTAGACTGCATTTATCTTACAACGGTCAGATTAACCCTGTTGATGGTGTTGTTGATACTATCACTGGTATTGACTCTGGAGCTACTGAAGCTCATGCAATTAGAAAAGGAGCGACATTAGTATGTGAGGTAAACGGTGTTGTATTTAAAGCTTTTGCTAAAGCTGGTATTGAAGCTGCAACTGACACACTAACTATTAAACCTTATGGTGCTGCAAACGTTGATGACCTAGCGGGAATCGATGCTACAGACAACCAAGTAATCAAATTTTTCGTATACGGTTCTGAATTTAAAAAAGGATCTGTTAGTATGACTGATTCAGTAGAGCCTGGTTTCAAAACTTTCACTAACAAGCCAATGATTATCAAAGATCACTTTGAAATCAACGGATCTGACACTGCTCAAATCGGGTGGGTACAAGTAAGTGGTGAAGGTGGAGAGTCTGGATATTTATGGTACTTAAAATCTTCTGCTGATACAAAAGCAAGATTTGATGACTATTTAGAAATGATTGCAATTGAGTCTGAAAAATCTGATTCAACTGCTGATTCAGATATTCCTGATGGTTCTGAAGGTTTACTTTCAGCTATCGGATCTAGAGGTATGGTGGCAACAAATCAATTTGATTCAGCTACACCAGCTGCTGACAAGTTACCGGAATTTGACTTATTATTAAAAGAATTAGACAAACAAGGAGCTATAGAAGAAAATATGATGTTCTTAGATAGAGATGCAAATCTTTACGTGGATGACTTATTAGCTGGACTTTCATCTGGATCACAAGGTGGTACTGCTTACGGAGTATTTAACAACTCTGAAGATATGGCATTAAATCTTGGTTTCACTGGATTTAGAAGAGGTTCTTATGACTTCTACAAAACTGACTGGAAATATCTTAATGATAAATCTACAAGAGGTTCTGTTGGTTCATTAAAAGGGCTACTAATTCCTGCTGGAACATCTTCAGTATATGATCAAAACTTAGGAAGTAATGTAAGAAGACCGTTTTTACACGTACGTTACAGAGCTTCTCAAGCTGATGATAGAAAATTAAAATCTTGGGTAACTGGTTCAGTAGGCGGAGCGCAGACTATCGGTGATGACAAGATGGAGATTCACTATCTTTCAGAAAGATGTTTAGTAGTGCAAGCTGCAAACAACTTTATGAGATTTGACTCGTAAATTTTAATGTGATTTTTACCCTCGTTGTTCTGACGGGGGTAATTATTACTCTTATTAATTATATTATATTATATCATGGCAAAAATTAAAGAAAAAACAAAAGAAGTTAAACCTAAATGGGAAATTAAGGATAAAATATTTGAATTAATTTTAAACGAAACACCAATAGTATTTATGGCGAAGTCCAGAGGGATATTATGGTTTGACGAAGAAAAAGGGTATGAGAGAGAAATTAAGTATTGTGAAAATCAAAAAACAGTATTTGTTGATGAAATGAAAGGCCCGCAAAGATTATCGCATGTTATTTTTAGAGATGGCAATTTATATGTGCCTAAAGAAAAGCAAATATTACAAAAATTTCTATCAATGCATCCTGATCTTAACCAAAAATTTATAGAGCACAATCCTGTTCAGATTGCTGAAGATGATTTAGATGTTCTTGAAAATGAGATTAAAGCCTTAACAACTGCGCAAAGCATCGAGATAGATCATGCTGAAGCAATATTAAGGACTGAACTAGGCGATAAGGTATCTAGCATGACTTCTAAGGAGTTAAAAAGAGACTTATTACTATTTGCTAGAAGCAATCCAGAATTGTTCTTAGAATTAGCTACAGACGAAAATATTAATATTAGAAACATTGGTATAAAAGCCGTTGAAAATGGTATTATAATATTATCAAGCGATCAAAGAACATTTAAATGGGCATCAAATGACAGAAAACTTATAACAGTTCCTTTTGATGAAAATCCATATTCAGCTTTAGCAGCATATTTCAAAACCGATGAAGGTATTGAAGTATTCCAAACGGTGGAAAAAAGATTAAAATAAAATGCTTATAGTGGTTAGGCCGCAAGTAAGCGGCTTAATCATTATATAAATAAACATAAATGGCAATATCAGTAAATAAAGTATACAGAACCGCGCTTTCAATAATAAATAAAGAAGGTAGAGGGTTTTTAACACCTGACCAATTTAACAGAATTGGAAGACAAGTACAGCTCGATCTTTTAGAAAGAGCATTTTTTGATTATAATAAAGCTGTAAATAAAGAAAAAGCTAATATAACAAACAATGGTTACGCAAATATTCCCAATAATATAAAAGAAAAAATTGATATTTTTTCAAAAGAGGCAGCACTGGTTATTTCAACAGGAGTAGCGCCTGTGCCTAGTGATTTATATAGAGTAACAAATATCACAGCTTCGAATAGGACAATAAACATAGAAGAAATTAGTAAATCAGAATTATCTTATGTAAATGCTTCCAAACTAACAGCACCAACAAGTAATTATCCTGTTTATTACAGAGAGGCTAATAACATAAAATTATTTCCAACGTCAATATCTGCTGCTAAAGTGGATTATATAAAGGTACCAGCTGACCCTTACTGGGGATTTACAAAAAATTCTTCAAATGG